GGCTCCTCGCCGCGCGTCTGAGAACTCGTGGCGCAGGTTCACCAGCCGGTAGCCTGAAAGCGACAGTGACTGGTCGTGCAACACCTCGCGTACCGCGCCGATGATCTCCTGCGTTTCCTTCCGGCCATGCGCGCGTGACCATATGTGCAGTGTCAGGAAGTGCTCCTCACCCGCTTCCGTCCCGGTGCTCCAATCGCGCTCGTTGCTTTGCGCGAACGTCATAAAGGGAAACTCGGCGCGTACCGGCACGTCGTCGTAGACGCGCGGGCCTCCGAGCAAATTCGCCAGCGCCGCGTCTCCGGTCAGGGCTGCGAAGATCGACTGCTGCAAGGACCAGCTCGCGCTCGCCATCACTCACCTGCTCCTGGTTGCTCTGAGAGTGTTTCGATCACGCTCACGACTCATTGGAATCCTGATTCTATGACAGGATTTCCGGCGTCCCGTCCCTGCGCACTTCCGATCCTTGCGCATCGACAAAACGCCGCCGCCCGAAACCCACCTGAGCTCCGGGCCCGAACTCGCCGCGCCTTAAGCGTGCGCGTAGATCTTCGATATATCGTTCAATCCAGCCTTCGCTGAAGCTATCCACCCGAGCCCGCAACCTCATAGATCGCGCTCCTGCGCCAGACAGCGCAACCAATGCCGGCGCCTGTCAGGATCAAACACGGCGCGAATGTCATAGACGCGCGTTCCTTCGCGAAAACGCATCTCCGGCTTCACGTCGCCGCGGTAGCGAATGAAGATTGTGTGGCTGAGACGCCCGGCCACGCGATCGGATTCGAAGCCCTCGCCGCCGCCGCCTGGACGCACTGCCGCCCACACCTCGTCCACCGTGTTCCAAATCACATCCGAGCCCCCGCCCCCGTCGCCCGTACGGTTGGCCTCTTCCAGGACGAGCCGCGTACGTAACTCGCTTAGTGAAATGTTGACCGTCATAGCCGCTTCGTCCGGTAGGGTTCGAGAAGATCGGACACCACGGCTGGAATGACAGTCGTGGGCGAACCTATCTCAATGGGGTCGCGGTGTTCATACCAGTGCGCCACCAACAGCAGTAGCGCTTGGCGAATGGGTGCGGGCACGTCGGAGGCGTCCGCCCCGTACCCAGCCGTGAAGTCAATCTCGATCCCGTTGGCAGCCTGACCCGGCTGCGGCCAGATTGCCCCATTGCGCACCAGTCGCGACGGCGTACCGGCAATGTCGACCAGATAAGCGCTCGCCTCGATCGTCTCTGGCGAGCCATCCGCCGCAAGTACCCGAACCTCCTCAACCGACTGCAACGGCCGCAACGGCAATTCTAAAATCTTGGTTCCCGGCCAGGCATCGAGTAGCAGCCGCCAACTCTGCGTGATGAGCGCCAGCCCCAGACCCGTCTCGATATGCAGCCGCGAGGTGAGAATGAGACTCGCAATCAGCGTGTCCTCATTCGTTCCATCAACGCGCAAGTGGGCCTTCGCCTCGGCAACCGTCACTGGCTCCGAAGCGGGACCGCTCGTCAACACGAGGGACATGGATCTCAACACCTTTGCTGTTGGAAAAAAGCACGCGGGACCGCCGCGAGGGGAGACGGCGGTCCCGCCAAAAACCCCGCAGGAGGGAGGAAACCTGCGGGGCAATTTGGTTGTCAGAGTTTTGTTGATCGCGCTCGCCCCCTGTCGGCTGCGTCAGCAACCGGGGAGCAGCGCGCGTGAGCGAGACTAGACGTCGAACTTCAAAAGCTTGATCGCCTCGAAGTCCTGCACGCCGCCGCCCACGCGCTTGGTCGTGTAGAACAGCACGTAGGGCTTGGCGGAATAGGGATCGCGCAGCACGCGAATGCCTACCCGGTCGACGATCAGATAACCGCGCCGGAAGTCACCGTACGCCAAGCTGAAGCTTCCGCTGGCCACGTCAGGCATGTCCTCTGACTCTGCGACGGGGAAACCCAACAGCGTCGGTGACTCGCCAGGCTTGGCTGAGGGCTGCCACAGATAGGTCCCATCCCCATCCTTCATCTTGCGGATGACGCTTTGCGTCGCCCTATTCATGACGAAGTGCGCGTTCGCCCGGTAGCCCGACTTCACCGCATAGATGAGATCGATCAGCACATCGCCGGGATCGGAGCTAGGAAACGCACCCGCCTGCCCCGTGGCGATGAAGCCGACGTTGCCCCAGGTCCACGAGTCATTCGCCACCGTCGTATAGTCGAGGAAGCCCTTGGGCTTGTTCGTCCCATCGCCTGAGACGAAAGCGGTGCCTTCCTGCTCGGCAAACGCAATACGCACCTCTTCGGCCAGCCACTCGTCGATGTTGACCGCACTATCATCGAGCAGGCTCGAGGTCGCCGCCGGCATGGAGTAAAGCTCCATCGTGGGGAATGAGAGCTCTGCCAGTGTCGGCGCGTTGGTCTGCGGACGTGCGGCCGTCTCGGCCACCCAGCCTGTGTCCGCGCCGCTAATTGCGAACGGGCGCTTATAGACCGAGCCCGACACTTGGCGAATGCCTGAGATGGCGCGAATGGGCGAAATATCCTTCAGCGCGCGATTAACGGCCGTCTCCGTCTCGTCGGGCACCAGATACCCGCCATCAGGATCAGACCCCACCGATAACGCCTTGCGTTCCAGATCGCGCAAACGCCCCGGCTCACCCTTGCGCACGTATGACTCGAACGCGGCCGCGTGCTCGCGCGAAACGCCTGTGCGCACATAACCTCCGCCAATGGGCGGGCGCGCCGCCTTCAAGGCGATGTCGTCAGCCATACGCCGCGTCTCATCCAGCGTGGCATCGATACGCGTAAGCTTTTCCTCTAACAGCGGGTCGACGGCAGACCGCCGCTCCAGCGCATAAAGGCGCTCATCGTTCGTCTCCTTGAAGGCTTCGAACGCGCGCATGAAGTCTTCAAATGCCGAGCCGACGTTTGACGCGCCAGCCTTCGTTTCCAGTTCAGACATGAGGTGTCTTCCTCTACTTAAATACTGCATCTCAAGAAGCGCGCCGCGTCCCTGATACGTGACGCTAACCGCGCTTCCTCACTCATGCCTAGGCCCGCATCCCGCAGAGCTTTGAGGCCATCGAAGCCCGCGCTCATCACCGCGCGCGCCTCACGTCGCGTCAGCCCAGCATCCCGCGTGAGCCAGCGTTCAAATTCCCGTTGCGTCGGTTGAGCGCGCACAAAGGGCCGCGCCTTGACCGTGGCGATACGCGCCTCGGGCAACAGCGGAAACGTCACGATTGAAATCTCCCACAGATCGACTTTGTGCAGCCGGCGCACACCGCCTGAGCGATCGCGCCGCCCTTTCACCGTGCGAAAGCCAATCGACAACCCATCGAGCGCGCCCGCGCGCATCAGCGCGCGCACCTCGCGCGCCTTGGCGACCTCCGGCAACAGCCGGCCTTGCACATAAAGCCCGCGCGCATCTTCGCGCAGCGACGTCCAAACCCCGATGGGCTGATTGGCATCGTGCTGAAACAACATCTTGATGCCCGACACACCGCGCGCTGCCAGGCTTTCGGCGAACGCGCCGGGCAGCACGATGTCGTGGCTCATGTCCTCGCGGTTGAAAACGCTTGCGTACCCTTCGAAGTTGCCGTCGACAGCGACCGTCTTGAAGTCGAGTGAGGTGAACTTCACTTCGTGCCGAGACACCTCGTGCCGAGACACCTCGTGCCGAGACACCTCGTGCCGAGACACCTCGTGCCGAGGCACCTCGTGCCAAGGCAGCGCCTGGCCCGCTCCACGCTCGCCCATGCGTTTGGTCTCCAAGTTTTTTAGAAGTCGTCAGTCGTGCCCGCGCGCGCGGCATTCTGCTAAAGCGTCTTGCGCAACATCATGAGGCGAGCCCGGACCTAGGGGCGGCAACCTCTCGCGTCACCACTCAACACCTACTTCGTTTGCTTGATCGTGATGCCCGGCACTTGCGCGATGAACTCCTTCATGCTGTCAACAAGTGCGGCCAGATAACCTTTCCAGAGCAAGTGAACGGTATCGCTGTTACCGTGATGCTCAAGCTGCGCGACCATATCATCGCGCAGTTGTTGTTTCGTGCGAAGTGTTAGGTCTTCCAAGCTCGGACTATCTGCAATCGTTGTTTCCTCCCCGCATCAGAGCTCGCCCGTCCGCTTCTTCCACCGCTACCGGAGGAGAGCGAGGCTCCGTCTATTCGATCGTGTCCCTGACAAGACTCAAGAACGAGCGCACATGGTCATCATGCATTCCATAAGGGGGCGATCCACTATTCCAAACGCGCTGCAACTCCTGGACGTCGGCATCGCTATTCAGCAGCTCATCGAGAAAGCGCTTGATCACTGCTTTCTGCTCGGGAGTATTTAGGTTCAGCGCGCGCGCGATCCAATTCTTCTCGTCCGCTGCTTCAAGATCGCTCCCTTGCCAGAAACATCGCGTGAATCTCTTGAATTCCGCGGGCACCTGCATGACTATGCTCCCCATCATTTTGGCTCATCGTTGAGCGGGTAAGCGGTCACCACCGTGTAACCACGCGCCGCCTTCGGATCATGTCGGAGCAATACGCCGACATTATATGTCTGTCGCATATGAACGGGTTGCTCTGGCCCTGGGCGAAAGGCTTCTTTTCCCGTTGGGTAGCCAAACCTTTTTTCCAACCACATCTCTTCTACTTCACCGCTGGCAACCAGATCTACCGTTGCGCGATTTTCCTCAAGAACCCGATTCACAAAATCGTTGGCTGACTCAAGCGAGACAAACGCACCTTGGGCTTTCTTAAAGTATGATTTACTGAGCGTGTGGAAGACGGATCGCTCCACAATCCCCAAAAGCTCTTCGTCGCTCTTGCCAACGTGATCGCGATAGCCATGCCCGCCGCGAGCATCCTCATCCGGCAGGTCGATACTATATTTCGGCGTGTTCTCCGCTTGCGCGACGCGAACGCGTTCGGCTTCGCCCTCGCTGCTACCAGCACCAAACTCGTCACTTTCAAAACCGCCTGAGCCACCCCCACCATCACCTGTCCACTGCCCACTGTCCGGGCCGCCCTCCGGCACACGCGGCTGGCTGGGATCAAAGCCCGTCTTCTCCTCTTGCTCATCACTGTCGCCCGGCCCGTCACGCTCAAGTGGCCCGTAACCCACCGCGGCGCGCTTCTCGTTGATGGTCAGGAACGTCACCTGATTCAATCTCGCCCACAGCGCCTCGCGCTCGATGCTCAAGGCCTCGACTTGGTCAAGGTCGGGGCGCAGTTCTAAGCGCTCGCCAAACGCCGGACTCAACCAGGCTGAAAACGCCTTCGCCGTGCGATTGACGAGGGGCAGCACCGTTTGGCGCCAGAGTGAACGTTGCGCCTCTTGGTAGTTCGAGTACGTGTTGTCGCCGGGGATACCGAGCAGCATCGGCGGCACGCCGAGTGCTAACGCGATCTCGCGCGCCGCCGCGTGCTTTGCTTGCACGAAATCCATCTCCTTGGGCGACAGCGACAGCGGCTTCCAATCGAGCCCGCCTTCCAAGAGCAACGGCCGGCCGGCATTGCGCGCGCCTTGAAAGCCTTCTTCCAACTCGGCTTTTAGGCGGGCGTACTGCTCGCCCGTGAGGTTGCCGCTCTTGGCCGCGTAAACGAGCGCGCCCGACGGCCGCGCCGCGTTATCGAGCAGCGCCTTGTTCCACGAGCTCGCCGTGTTGTGGATGTCGATCGCCACCCCCGCCGCCTCGATCGGGCTCATGCCGTAGTGATCGTTGACCGGGTGAAACAGGCGCACGTGTAAAATGGGGCGCACGCCCGGCACAGGGTCCTCAGCAAAGCGGATCGATTGGCCGTTGGCCGAATACTCGAACGCTTCCGGCCAACCATCAGGGCCCGGCACGACCTTCATGCGGTCGGGGCGCAACACATGC